GAGTATCTGGAGCTGATGCATCAATGCAAGGTGCACTTCGTCAAGGTGGACCTGAGCGTTTAACTAAAGGTGAATTCCAAGGCACTAGAGGATCTGCTGTATCACGCTTGCAAAGACTAGCAATGATCATAAGTATGCAATTCATGCAAGATGTTGGTACTATGTTCGCTGTCCATACCCAACAGTATATGTCTCAAGACATGTATGTGAAGATTGCTGGAAGATCTGAACAACAGTTAGTTAAAACATTTGGAAAACAGCAACGGGTTAAAGTTTCTCCTTATGACTTGGCTATCTCTACAGACTTAATCGTCCGAGATGGTTCAATACCTGGAGGTAACTTCTCTGATGCATGGATTGAGTTGTTTAAAGTAATTGGTCAATCACCTGAACTTTCTCAGCAGTTTGATACAACTAGAATTTTCATGTATATAGCAAGTGAACTCGGAGCTAAGAACGTTGAAGACTTCAAACGTAACATGAGTCAGATTCAAACTCAGACAATGCCAGATGATGCCGTAGCGCAGCAAGTTCAAGCTGGCAACATGGTACCTGTGGGAGCCTAAGATGGAAGAAAGAGAAGTAAGATCTACTAAAATGCAAATTGAAGAATTCAAATCATCTATGCTCTGGGACGACTTTAAAGATGAATTAATTCAACTTGCTAAAAATGCCCAACTCGAATATGATATAGTAGGTGAATCTCATGTTGACGATCAAGGATTTAAAATTATTCCTAATCAATCTGAGACATTAATTCACCTTGGTGATATTAAAGGGAGACGAAAAGCAGTTCAATACTTCTTAGAAATCCCTGACATTCTAATACAGATCTTGGAGGATAAACAAGATGACTCTAGACATAACTAAACCGACTGACCAAGAATTAGTCAGTGTCCTTCCATTATATATAAGGGCAAATCGTACTGCAATTAATCTCTTTGCAGACTCAACAGATTTTGACTCTACTACTTTAATCATCACTGCAGGTGATACAGCGCTAACAGTTGGAGTTGACCTTAGCTCTGCTAAAATTGAAGTCGTTCGAATCTCTTGTACTGGTGCTGCTAACATTGCCAAGATAAGAGGAGGTACTGAAGGAAATATAAAAATCTTCATCTTCGGATCTAACACGATTAACTTCATAGATGGTACTAAATCAGATGGAAAACTCTACCTTAATCAATTACCAGTTTTATCTTCCTTTGATGCTCAGTTAGACGATGTAATTGCTTTAACTAATATCGATGGAGATGGTGCTGGAGCTTATGGTTATTGGAAAGAACTTTGGAGACAACTCTCAGTTAAATAATGAGACCATTAAATAATTTAACCAACTTAACCGTGGGAGGTTAGCAATGCCAGGAACAATTAATGAAGAGATAGAAGCTATGGGAAATTTACTTAATGCAATAACTACTGCACCAGTTACTGAGAGTATATCTACAGAAGCTCCAGGTACTGACCCACCTTCTACTGATCCACCTGGAACTGATGCACCTTCAACTAATGCTGCTGCAACAGAAGCTCCAGTAACAGATGCGCCTACTACAGAGGCTCCGTCTGAGATGGATTTGCTTAGGCAGGAAAATGCAGAATTAAAAGCATTATCAAAGACAAAACCTAAACCTTCAACTAAGGCTCCTGGAACAACTGCTCCATCCACAGATGCCCCAACTGAAGATGAGAATTTTCTAGATGGATTAGATCTAGACGACTTAACTCGTGATCCAGAATTATTCAATAAACTTTTAAACAAAGTATTTAAGAAAGGTATTGAAGTTGCTAATTCCTCAGTGAGGACTGGAAGTGAAAAAATTCTTCGTTCAATTCCTGACATTGTAAAGAATAACGTAGCATTGTCTGCTAGTTTAAAAAAAGCTAGTGAGACATTCTATGATGAAAACAAAGACCTTGAACCTTTTAAGAAGGTCGTAGCAGTTGTTTTTGAAGAAGTTGCTGCAGAAAATCCTGACAAGACCTATAAAGAAATCTTAAACTCTGTAGGAGCTGAAACTCGTAAACGATTAAATCTGCAGAAACAAGCAGTTAAACCAAACGAAAAGACAACTCCTCGCTTACCTAAGCGCAAAGGACAGCAGCAAAATCAAAGGCAACAGAACAAACCAGATGCTAATCCACTACTTAATGAATTAGCAGATATGGATAAATCACTTAACGATTACTAATGGAGGTTAATTATGGCTTTAGAAGATAGAGGTGCACAACAGGATAAGGAAATAGTTGATAAATACATTAATCCTAATGCAGCTTTTCAAATGCGAACTTTTGATTATGTAGTTCGTCCATCTGCAGATGGTGATTCAGGGCCGATCATTATCTTACTCCCTCCAGTCGCTGAAGCAAAGGGGAGATTCTACAGCATTGTTGTTAGAAATGCTGACGCAGTTAACACTGTAACAATTGCCGACAAAGATGACTCTGAATGCTGGGTTGGTGATTTAGTATTTGATGGTAAGTGTGATAAAATTCTTATGTACTCTGACGGTCTTGCTTGGTTAGCTCTTGGACAGCAAGCTGACTGGCCAGGGATTTCTACTACAGCACCTCCTGGGACTACTCCTTCTCCGACTACTGCAGCTTCTACAACTGATGCTCCCCAGGCTTAGTGTAATAGTTAATTAAACAATTTAAATATCTTTTTCTTAAGGAGAAAATAAAATGGCTGATGGATTTTTAGGAATGCGTGGAACAGGTGACTGGGTAGCAAATCAACGTCCCCTTAATTGGAGACAGCAGATATTAAAACTCTACCCAAATGGAATGGCTCCGTTAACTGCAATTCTTTCTATGATGGGAGGGAATTCTGTCGATGATCCACAGTTTAACTGGTGGACACAAGAGCAGAATGTTGTAGCTGGTGCTGTAGCAGGTGTGTTTACTATTGCTGACTTATCTGTTGCTTATGTCACTGGTGGAGTTGCAGGTGATGCTTTATTTATTCAGATAACTACTTTACTCGCTGAGAGGATTCGCCAGGGTCATCAAATCCTGCTTCGTGATGCTTCTGATTACCGAGTAGATGTTGTTTGTAAAGTGACTGGCGTTACCAGAGGAACGATCAACTCTGTACTCGCTGTGAAGTTACTTGAAGCTGATGATAACTCCCCTACTCACGATCTCAGTGATTGTGACAACTTCAAAATCATCGGAAATATTAACCCTGAGGGCGGTGAGATGCCTGATGCGATTGCACTTAATCCGGTGCAGGTCTATAATTACACCCAGATCTTTCGCTCGCCTCTTTCAATGACTCGTACTGCTTTAAAAACTCGTCTTCGTACTCCTAATGATTATCAGAAGGCGAAGTCTGAAGCTCTGGAAATGCATTCTTGGGAAATGGAGTTGGCCTTCCTCTGGGGAATTATGACTCAGAATATAGGTGACAATGGTAAGCCTGAGCGAACCACTATGGGTGTCATCAACTTCATTCGTCAGTATGCTCCAACTAACTGTGATGACTATACTCTTAATGCTACCTACGCTGGACAGACCTGGGCAACTGGAGGTGAAACCTGGTTTAAGAATATGCTTGAGCAAATCTTCCGGTTTGGTGCTGAGGATAAACTGTGTCTTTGTGGATCTGGATTTTTGCTTGGTATTGATGCTTTGGCAATGACAGGTGGACAGATCAATCTTCAGCCGGCACAGAAAACCTACGGTATGGCTATTCGATCTTGGATCACTCCATTTGGAACTATTCATATGAAAACTCACCCTCTGTTTTCTTATGATGCAACTACTCGCAATATGGGTATTATTCTTGAGCCGAAGGAACTCGGTTATCGATATGTAGATGATACTTCATTCTACGCCGAGAACTCTTCCAAAGCTCATTCTTCTGGTTATGGCCAAAGACGAGTCGATGGTCTTAATGAGGAGTACTTAACGGAAGCTGGTCTTGAGTTTGGACTGCCACAGAAATGTGCTGTCTTAAATGGTGTTGGTTTGGCTAATAACTTATAGCCTCCCACCAGGCCAGCAATGGCTGGAGAGCTAGCAATGGCTCTCCAGTTATTTAAATAATTTAATTGTCTGGAGGACAAGATGCCTAAATATAAAAAGAAACCAGTGATAGTAGATGCTGAGCAATGGCTTGGTAGTAAGGAAAGCTTTGATAAGATATTAGGTATGGGACTTAATAAATGGAAGCCTGGAGACATGGGAGCTAATAATTTTACTATAGAGACTTTGGAAGGTGATATGTTAGTAATTTTAGATGATTGGGTAATTAAAGAGCCATTTCCTACAGACAATAGAAAATTCTATCCTTGTAAACCAGATATATTTGAGGCAACTTATGAACTTATTACAAGTTAGAACAAAGTTCCGAGAGCTATCAGGAAGATTTGATCTTGTAAATGCAGACTTTTCTAACAATGGAGCTGACTTCTTTATTAATGAAGGAAGGAAGTTTCTGGATAGACTAGACACTAATCAAAAATCTTTTGCTTCCTGCTTTCGATTTATTGAGGCTGGGTTCTATGCAGCTTCCATCCCATACTCTAGGGCAATTAAGGAAGTTTGGGCATCTACAGCATCAGCAAGATGGAAGTTAGAAAAGATGAACTTATCAGACTTAATTACTGACTATCTAACAGGCCTTCCTTCAAGTAGATCAACTGGAACTCCATTATATTATTCACCTACAATAACTCGATACATTCCAGAGAATGAGACTGCAGATTCATTCGAGTCATTTATTGGTACAGTTGAAATTCCCTCTGGTAATGCTCACGAGTATAATACTATTCTATTAAATG